TATATCTCAAATAGATTTGGTTTAATACCTCGTCTAATCATATATTGATTTGTGCCAACTTCAAACTCTACTTCTACTAACGAATCACCATTATTAATTGTATTGACCATCTGGTCTTTCTTAATAATTCTAAATGGCTTGTTAAACAAAGCATAACATAAGGCGTCTAATAGTGTTGACTTACCACTACCATTACTACCTACAATTAATGTAGTATGTGATTTATCTAATTCTACTTCAATTGGTATATTACCAGTAGATAAAAAGTTTTTATATCGTATTTTTTTAAAAGAAATCATTTGGTAAATTTTGTCTATTTAATATTTCAAGATTGCCTGACACACTTATTCTGGTGCATTTTGATTTAAAAGGAACAACCCAATGTTGCAATAGTGCTGGAAAAATATACATATCTCCTGTTTGTGGTCTAATTGCATTGCCTGTTTGTGCCCATTTTGGTTTTGCTTGTTGTGTAAACTCAAACATTAATGAACCAGGTTTAGCTGATGTGCCTTCAAAATCATCTTGTTCTTTTTCTAATTGTATTGGTACATCTAAAAATATAACAAATGAGTAATCGCCGCCGTGAGTATGTACAGGATTAAAGTCACCAGGTTTCATAAAGTTTATCCATAAATCGTGAGCACTTAATTCACAAGCTGTATTAGGTAGACCTATCCATTTAGACCAACCCTCTCTATATGCCTGCCAAATAAAATTTGATTCTTGATAGAACCATCGTGTAGTTTTATCATTATATCTTAATTGTGTGTGTAGATGACCAGCTAATTTTTTATGATAACTTGCTAAGTCTTTTTTACCATCTTTTAGTAATCTTTTTCTTATATCTTCAGGCACCTTTGTTCTCATAACATAAGGACCAAATGGTATATTACCATATTCTAATGTTCTATTCACTTGCTTCTCCATATAAATCTCTGGCAAATTCTTTTAATTTATTTTTATCTAGTTCGCCAGTTTCGGCTTGGTCGATATAGTTACCTAAAAAAGTAAGTGTATCTTCGCCTTGTTCTAGTATATCACTTCTAACTGTTGAAGCAACATCAATAGGGTCTTCTACAATTTGTAGTTCATGTACATTAATTGTATTGTAAAATCTTTCTACCAATCTGTTAAACATATCTTCATCTGTTTTATTTGTAACAAATATTTTAACATTGGTATTATTAAAAGGAGTTATATCAAAATCTGAATAATCTGTTTCTTTGTCATTATAATATAACTTCTTATACATTCTAATAGGATTAGGCACTCTTTCAAGTTCTCTTGTATCTGTATCAAATATATGAAAACCTTTAGGACATTTATAGTCTGACCATGTAATTTCGTATTGTGTGCCTAGATAATAGATACGGCCATCATCTGACTTTTTGTGAAAATGACCAGATAATACTTTTTCAAATTTATTAAATTGAGTTTTTTCTAATCCGTGGTCGTTGAAGTGGCCTTTGTGCATTTCAAAGCCTTTAACTTCGAGATGACCCATTGCAATAGTTGTGGTAGAATTGTCAATAGCATATATACTATCATCATAATTATCATCACAAATCCAAGGCAAAAAAAGTATATCAAGACCGTCAAAGTTAACAGTATCAGGTCTAGTATATATTTTAGCGTCTTTACTAATATTGAGATTTTGTAAGGCATTTACCTCGTTTGTGTTTTTATAATAAGTATCGTGATTACCTATTATTATATGTGTATCAATATTTAGTTCTTCTAGTCTATTCCAAAATACTTTTTTAAAGTTATGAGCTGTATTATGGTTTATAAACTTTCGTCTGTCAACAACATCACCTAAATGTACCAATGTTTTTATGTTATTCTCTACTAGATAAGGAAAGAATACATCATTGTAAAACTTGTTTTGGTACTCTATAAAAGCAGGTGAATCATTACGACAACCGAAGTGTGTATCATTCAGTAGCGCTATCTTCATTAATAAAATATTCCAAAGTTGATTTTGATTTCTTTTTAGTTGTTTTCTTTTTCTTCTTTTCCGGTTCGTCTATAACCGTATTCTTTTGTAAGAATTCTGTAAACTGATTTTTAAAATCTCTATCTTCACCTGGTTGCAAGGTTAAATCATCATAGTTAGCTTCCATTATTAGTTTTTGTTTAATGGTTACTTGTTTCTTTTCTTTTTGTATTCTTCTAACAAAAGCGTAATAAATGATTTGTGTAAAATAAGCAAAAGGGTTATTTGATTTTTCAGGATTAAAGTTATCCAAATACTGTAAACAATTCTCTATACCATCACTAATCATATCGTCCCTAAATGTATAATTAATAAAATTAGGTCTATATGATAGGTGATTCGCTATCTTTAAAAAACAACTGCCAATGTAATCCGTAACAGGTGGTCTTTGTTTTTTCTTCTTTTCTGCCTCTTTGATTGCTTGTTTATAATCAATCATGGCAGCCAAAAACTCCTTGTTATTTACATAATGTTCTTTTTGTGTTTTTGTTTTTTTATTCATACTTGCCATAATACACTATCCTCTTGTTTTTGTCAATGCTAGGTTGTAATAAAAATATTTTCATCCACGCTTGACTCTTGCCAAAAAATGGATATAATGGACGGTGTCCGCCGTTGAGGGAAGCTCCTATACCTAATTTATTATTAATGGATTGTTGGGTCTTCGTCTTTAAATTCATCAAAGATTTCATTAATTTCTTCATTTTGTTCATCACTCAATCTTTCTCTTTTAAATTGAAGGTCTGGTTTCTTTTCAGGCACCTTATCAATTGTATCATAATTTTTAACTACTTGGCCATATGATTTGGCCATTTCGTTAGTTGCATTTGTTATAGTCATAATCTTTGTTTTTGGTATAGTAATAACTTGGTCGCTGGTGTAAGCTGCCCATTTTACCATGGCAACATAATCTCTAAAACCACCAGGTGTTAATTGTGGAATATACTTTATTTGTAAAGGTTTTATAATCCTTAATAATGCGTGTGATTCTGGCAACTGCTCATTCGGAAAAGAACAAACAATATCATCGCCGTTTTCTAACTTAATTATTTTTATGTTTTCCATTTGTTAAGTCCACATTATGGATTTCATAATCAAATTCTTCTTCATTGTAAATATTTATCCTTTCTCTAAAATGGGCTAAGGTGTAATTTTCTTTATCCTTAAAGGTTAAATCGTCTGCAATATCATATAAAGTTGCTTTTGATTTGTTATCTTTTAATCTTAATCCACGACCAATTGATTGTAGATTTCTTATGCGAGATTTAGAAGGACTAGCAAAAATAATGTTATGCAAATTCCTAATATTAATTCCGGTTGAAAAAGTGCCGAAGCTAGCAACAATAATGGCGTTGTCAGACTTTTCCGTGACCTCTCTAATTTGTTCTCTATCTTCCGTTTCAACTCCTCCATAAACATAAAATACTTGTTTATCATCAGCTTTTTCCTTTATTTGTTGATGTAAATTTTGACCGTGTTTTTCTACATACTGAAACAAACACAATGTATTGCCTTGTAGTTTAGACGCCAAATTTACAATAAACTTATTTCTTTTTTCATGTGATACTAAAAAGTCCATTTCTTCTTGATAGTTTAGACCATTTACAAATTGCCTACTACCATTATCATAACCTAATATCAAAGCATATATTTTCAAGTCAGCAAGTTGTTTTTTATCTTGTAACTCAGCCGTTGATATTACTTTATTTACAGTACCAAACAAACCCTCTAATACTAATTTGTGTGTTTTTGTACCGTCTAAAGTACCTGTAAGACCATAACGATATTTACAGTCTTCTAATTTTGTCATAATTTTAGTTAATGACATTGCCTTAAATAAGTGTGCCTCATCACCAACTATTGTACCAAATTGTTTAAACCATTTTTTAGGTAGATTATAGATTGATTGCCATGTAGATATTACAACTCTTTTATTTGTATCTTTCTCATGGCCTTGATATATTTTGTGTACATTTGCTTCACTATTCCAACCATAATCTTTAAAATCTTTTGTTAATTGTTCTACCAATGATGTTGTTGGTACAATTATTAATACTTTATTATTCTTTTTACTTTTTAATCTAATTAAATTAAATCTTGCAATCATATAAACAATTAATGATTTACCACTAGCCGTTGGCGATAATAATAAACATCTATTCTTTTTGATTGCGTGTATAAATGCCTCTCTTTGATAATCTCTTACTGCAAAAGGTATCTTTAGTGCCTTAATAAAACCATCTACGGCCTGTTCATCAACTGTTACATCTTTTATTTTTGTACCATCTACTACTTGAATATTGTTGTCTTTACACCATTTGTTAATATAAGGATAAAGACCTGCGTATATTGTTTTTGACGCATAGTTATATAATCTTATCTTGCCGTCCCATACTCTATTACGGTATTGTGGCATAAATTTAAAACCTGGTACTTCAAATGTAAAGTATTCTCCTATATCTCTACGGATACCATCTTCGGCGTCTATCGTTAGATATACTTCGTTTTTCTTTTCTAGTACAATGTATTTTGTTAAGACCATTCTTTGCCCACAACCCAGCCTACTAATGTTTTTCTAATGCCACTTGTTACTTTATCAACTTTGTGCCAAGTATAACTAGGAAAAACTATCATAGTTCCTTTTTTAGGTTTATTAATAGTTTCTATTTTTGTTTTTTCACTTATAGGGTGTGGACTACTAACACTAAAATTTCCGCCTTCATAATCTTCGTTTAAACATAAAGTAAAACTTAACTTTCTTATCATACCATTTTCATAAGGCTTTGTATGACTATCAATATGCCAATCATAAAAATCACCTTCTTTGTAAATAGTATATTGTAAAGGTTCAAATTCTTTTAGTGAATAATTCCAACCACTTTCTTTGTTTGCAATCATAATTAAATTTGTCAATGATGTACCTAACTTTTCATCATCTAACCATGATACATCTGAGCTTCTGTTTGCCTCTTTGCCGTCTTGTATCTTGGCCTTACTAATATCTTTTTCTTCACCTTGTTTAATAACTTCATCACAAAAGGCACTAGGTACAATTGATTCTTTAATATGATATAACATTAAATAGCTCCACTAGTAAACTTACGCCAATCAATGGCATTTTTTATAGTAAATCCTCTGTTTGATATTTGTCTGATTGTTTTATCTAGGTAATCAACAACAGTTGTAAGATATTCTTTTTTCTGTTTTGCTTTGATTAGTTCATCATCTGATTCAATGTATTTGTCAACATCTGTCCTTAATACTTTTAAATCAAATGGTTTTTCTGCATATACTGAAGCGTCAGCCTTACCTGTATAATACTCCCATTTAGTCCTTTTTAGTTGACTATAATCTGTTTCTGCTTTTGCTAACATCAATTTAAACTTCGTATAGTGTTTCATATACTTGTTATGTAATTGAGGAGTTTTAAGGGATTCTAAATCGAGTTCAGTATCGTTTATCTTTAGGTCTTTGTCGACCTGTTCTTGTAAAGTTTCTAAATCCATAATTTTTCCATTATTAATATTTCATATCATTATATCACAAAAACCTTAAAAAGTAAAGGTTTATTATGAAGTTGTTACAGTTGTTGACGAGCCGCCAACATTAGCAAAATCGTAACCTCTGTAATTAAAAGTTACACTTGCTGTTAGATATTGTACATCACCACCTTGTTGGTCATATTGTAATTCACCAATATTTGTTGGATATACATCTCTAAATCTTATCTCTTTAATAGGGTTGTTTTTACTTGTTAATACAACCAATGTAGCGTCTGAAAAGTATGCTGTTTGACTAGGTGCGCCATATTTTACTTTTCCTGGTTCACTTGATACTGCACCACCACTTGTAGGTGCTCTGTCTGCACCAGCGGCTAGACCATCTGCATATTCTGTATAACTTTCTGGAAAACCTAAACCTCTCAACCAGCCATGTATTTCTTGGAAGTTTTCTAAATTTTCATCTACTAAAAAATTCATATTTAATGGGCTGTAAGTAAGTGTAGTACCAGGTAAAGGCACATCTACAAAAGGAGTAGGTTGTCTTACTTCACTAATTGCAACTGCTGGTAAATTTACAGAGGTACAAAAATACTCTACTTTTGGTAGTTTAGTTATTTGAAACTTAAACTGTGTTGGACTTGCATAGTCTAAACTTGTTGGTTGTCTTGAAAAACTATTTGTTGTTGTCATTGTCGACCTCTTCCCACTCTTTTTCGGTGGCTAGTTGTTCTAATTCTTTTTCTTTTTCGGTCAATATTTCTCTTTTCATTTGAATATCATCCATTCTTTTTTCTATAAAGTTTAGTTGATTTTCTTTACTTGGAAAAGTTATAACGGCAACTATCATAATAGCTGCACTTAAACCTAATATCCAACCGAGTTCTTTAATCATAATACTATTTATCCATTTCGGAGGACCAAAAAAAAAGGGGACCGAAGCCCCCTTTTTTCGTATTTCTGTATGAACAGATATTACATTAAGTTCGCAACTTGCGTTCTTTGGTAGTATCTGTTAGAGTTAGCAGAACCAGCACCGTTAATTACAGCAGCGTCACCAGTACCAGCTTCAGCAAATGGGTTTGCTTGTAAGCCGTATCTAGTTTTGAAGCCAATTTTCGGTTGGAAAGTGTCCTGACCAACTGCTCTTACCATTTGTAGTGGTACATATGGGCAATAGAACATACCTGCGTCATAAGGTGAAGTACCTTTATAACCTACTACATAGTAGTGAGCAGACGCTGAGTTTGCACTATATGGGTCAATGTACACTTTAAATCTACCGTTAAGAACACCTGCAAAAGTATTACCTGTGTCATCAACATTTAGATTGTTGTTAAGAGCTGGAGTATAGTCTAATACACCTGCCATTTGAAGAGCACTAGCAACATCAGCAGAAGTAATGATAATGTTACCTTTACCTCTTCTTGTTCTTTGTGCTATTCTGTTTGCATCTCTTTCAAGGTTAAACATTAAACCTTTGAATCTTTCAACAGACCATCTACCGTTTGAGTCTGTATCTAAATCAAAGATACCAGCAGTTGTTACATGACCAGCTGGTGAACCTTTTTCTGCATTTGTGTAGATTGTTCTAACAACTTCTCTGTTAATCTCAGCAAGAATTTCAGCAGAAAGAATGTTTGCTAATTCTGTTTCTGCGTCTAAACCATGGATTGCTTTAAGGTCTTGAGCAAGTTCCATTGTGTATTCTGCTTTAAGAGCTCTTGACTTAGCAGTTACAGTTGATTTCTCGATTGAGAAAGCCATTTCTGCAAAACTGTTGCCAGAAGCGTCACCTAATGCTTCAGCAGCAGCTGTAGTCATACCAGTACCTGTTGTGTAAGTACCAGCTGGTGAGTCGTTTAACACTTCAGGATTTGTTCCTGAGTGAGCAGTTGATGAGAAACCGTCAACACTTGAACCAGCTTTGTTTCTGCCTGAAAAGTCAGTATCAGCTTCGTCAAATAATGCTTCAGTTCCGTCTTGTGCGTCATATCTACTTCTCATTGCGAAGATAAGACCAGTTGGACCTGTCATAGGTTGTACACCGGCAATATCGTAAGCGATAAGATTTGGCATTGCTCTTCTTACTAAAGAAATAAGAATTGGATCCCAATTAGAAATGTTAGCACCCGTTGAGTTTGTTGGAGCAGCTTCGTTTAAGAAAGCAGCGTCCTCTTTCATTGCTCTTTCTTGGTTTTCAAGAATAGTAGCAGTAACAGCTCGTCTGTAAGAATCACCGATTTTTGGTAAATCTGCGTGTTCTAGGACTGGCTGCCATTTTTTTTCGTGGGTTTCAGATAAGTACATATCTCTATCTCTCCTCTATTAGATTTATTTTGACAACTTAATGTCTTTTGTTTTAGTAATAGCGGCGGTATAAGCAGCCATGCTTTTTGATAAATCTACATTTTCAGTTGATTCACCAACCGCTACATCATCAATGTCAGATGAAGCTTCTTTCTTCGCACCAAAGTAGCTCTCTTTAATAGTAGATACTTTTGCTCTGAAATCTTCCTCATTTTTATATTCAACCTCTTCGGCAAGTTTGTTGAATTTCTCCTTAGAAGTTTCTGCTAAGTCTTCGCCCATTTCTGCAACGATTGAAGCTCTTTTTGATTCAGAATTTTCTTTGTTTAGTTCAACATTCTTTTCGATTTCTTCGTTAAGTTTCTTTTCTAACGATTCAATCTTTGAAGCTTGGTCTTCTAGTACATCATATTTTTCGTCTGGGACTGAAATATAATGTTCTTCAAATAGTTTTTTCAAACCAGAAATAAAATCTTCAGCGATTTCGCCTTTGATTCCTCTTTCTAAAGCCAATTCGTTTTCTTTCATCCACTCTTCCACAACATATGCTAGGTATGAGTCAACTTTTTCTACGAGTTCGCCTTTAGCTTTTTCTGATTCTTCTTTAAGTTTTTCTTCGTATCCAGCGTGCATTTTCTTTTTCGCTTCTTTAACTTTTGAGTTAACAGCAGCTTCAAAGATAGTTGCAGCCTTCGACTTAAATTCTTCGGACAAATCTTCGTCTTTGACTAAAGCGTCAACATCAGCTGAAACATCAATAGTTTCATCTTCAGTTTCTTCTTTTTTGTAAGAAGCTTTTTTCATCATCATTTCGTCTTTTGGCATATCTTTTTTCTTTTTATCCATTGACATCATTTCTGATTTTTCGTCTTCTTTTTCGTCTTTAGACGCTTCTTTGATTTCCTCAGAACCTTCTTCAACAGTTTCATCTTGCTCTTCTTTTAATTTTGGCATTGCGTCAGCAGCACCAGCATTTTTTTGTTGAGCATCGCCTGAAACTGGCTTAACTTTTTTTGTTGCGTCTGGATTAGAGTCTGTAGGTTTTGTTACCGCTGACCCTAAATCTTCCGCCTCATTGCTAAGGTGAGTAGGTTCAGCCGCTACAGCATTCTTTTTCGGAGCGTCAGCTTGTGGGTTAGCACTAGCCTCGGTCACTTCTTTTTCCAACGCCTCAATCTTTGTTTCTGTTTCGGCCATTTGAGAAATCTCCTCTTTTTTTTAATTAATTAAAAAACCTTTGTTTTTCGTACTAATGATATTTATAAAACTAAAGTTTTTTAAGAAACGATTCAAAGACTTTTATTTTAACTTCGTCTAATTTTCTTTGTTTCGCCTCTCTAACTTCTCGTTTCCAGGCTTCAATATCCCTTTCCACGAGTTTTCCATTGTCCCAAACCCACTCTTTACTTTCCATAATGCCTTCTACGAAAGCGTCTGGAGCGCTTGGGTCAGCAACAATGTCAGCTGCCGTTGCAAGGTAAAAGTCATCTTTTACATAGTTTGCACCGTTTCGCTGAATTATTGACCCCATACCACGACTTGAAACGCCTAATTGAGCGCCCTCATCTATAAGACCTTTTACAATCTTACCGTATGGTGTGTCCATAATCTTTGCTTCACCTATAAAGTTCTTACCATCTGGTGATAAAGAAGTAATCATATGTGATACTCTCTCTAAATTAACAGTTGGACCGTCTGGATGGCCTAACTCACCAAATGCTCTTTTCTTTTGGATGAATTCTCTGTTGTATCTATTCACTTCGTTTTCCAAAACTTCTTTTGGATAAACTCTTCCATTTCTATTCTTCAAATCTGATTGAAGAAAGATACCTTTAATTTTATAAGATTTTTTGCCGTTCTTTTCTTCTACAAGATATTCGGCATTTTGAATTTCTTCCGATATTAGTTTCATATGTTCTCTCTTTGTACTAACTATTTATAAGGTTTTTTACCTAAACTCTACAATTATTGTGTAATTGTCACCATCTGCAAAGTTTTTAGTTGATAATAGTACATCTCCTGTTGGTGTTCCTGCATTATTTGGTATCTCATTACCACTTGGTCTTAAATCAATATGACCATTTCCCGATAGTAGTAAGGCTGTTGCGTTTGTAGTACCGTCCCACAATAACTCTACAGCTGATTTACCATTAGCAGTATTAACTGTATACCAAACTTTACTAATCTTTCTGTTACCATCTTCGGTCATAAAAGTTAGTTCAGAGGCGTCAACTTTTTTAACTAAAGTTTCGCCAGTACCATCTGATTGGTTAGTCATTTTAACTGTAAACTTAACACCAGATGTATCTGCTATTGTTTGTGTTGTTACTGTATCTGCCATTACTTGTATCCCGCCTCTTTGTGTGTTTCAATTACAAGATTATATTTTGTAACTGTATCATCACTATTTAAAAATATATCGCCTATTGCGTCTTTAACTTTTATTTCATCTGGTTTTAGTCCATAATTACCTCGACCAGATATAATTACTTTTTTGGTAGTGTCGTTTTTAAAATAAACTGTTACATTACCATCGCCTAATATTTCGTACTGCATATTTGCAATAGAAACTTTAGGTTCACTACTTGCATTATTACTACCAACTACATCTACTAGTTTTTGTTGAAACTCACCACCAACACCGTTAGAGTTTACTATAATTTTAAAGTCATCATCAACCAGTTTAGTAGTTGTAATAGTCATAATATATTAACTTCTTGGTGAACCAACAGCACTAGCATGACCATCTGCTATTGTGATAGTATCAGTTGGTGCTTTTTCAATTATAATTGAATCGCCAGCAGCGTGTAGATATATGTTACCTAAAGTTGTGCCACCTGATTCTTTTACTATAACTGATTGCGTTGCACCTGTAGCTACACAATGAACAAAATGAGCACCACCAATGTTGTTAGCACTAGGGTTGTTTATAAATTCTCCCTTAGCTATTACAGTTGTTGCCATTTTTATTCTCCTAATTGCTCTTCTATTTCGTTATCAAAATAATCATTAAAAAATTTAGTATTAATATTATATTTTTCGGCGACCTTATCTACGGCACCTTCAAAAGTATTAATTATATCGTCTGTATTATCTTTGATACTTTCAAAGATTTCTTTTACTGCGTCTTTCATTTTAGGGCTCAAAGACTTAAAAGAATCCGAGTCGATATATAAATCTCTTTCGACTATATTACTTAACTTCAGTTTCGGCATTTGTTTCTGGCGCCTCTGGCTGTGTTAAATCAATTTCTGCCTGACCGTCATTCTGTTGTGCTGTAGTTTGTACTTGACCATCTTGTGTAAAAGTACCTACATCTGCAACTTCAGGTTTCGGGTCGCTAATAGGGTCTGCTTCTGGTGCCTTTTGATTAAAAAGACTAGCCGCTAATTCTTGTCTTCTAGCGTCTAAAGCGTCGCCCATTTTATCTCTTAATGCGTTTTTAAAAGCCTCACCTGCGTCTGCATTTTGACCGGCTTCTAAATTATCTATGAATGCTTTTGTATGCTCTGACATATTTTATCTCCTATATTGTATCTGAAACATCAGCAGTTGGAGCAGATATGA